GCAGTACAGACTCCGCTTTTCTACACCGCAAAGGCTCTCGAAGAGTTCGCCTCGAACTGGAGAAAAAAGATCGGATTTAACCGGCACCTCAAAGGCCAGCCCCGCGACAAATCCAACGAAGTGAGTGAGGCCATCAATCCCCACTACGGGCAGTTTGCCGATGACACCGGCGCCGTTCACAACGCGATCCTTTCTGACATCCTCGTTTATGGCGACAACCCCTCAGGCCGGGCCATGCAGGAACTGATCAAGCGGAACCAGATCAAGTATCTCTCGGTTGAACACGGCGGCGAGGAGGAATACAACCCGATCACCGGCCGGATGGAATCAAAGACTCTCGAATTTTACGGCTATGCTCACGTCAACAAAGGCGCGTGCAAAGTCTGTAGAGTGAATGAGGCCCCGATGTTAAAGAAAGACGACTCTCTCGAAGGATTGCAGTCGCTCCTCCAGAAGGCACTCGATGATAAATTCGCCTTATCATCCACCCCTGACGGGAAGTTTGCCGCCAGCACGTGGATTGTGATGACATTCCCGGACCGGGTGATATACTCGCAGGACGGGAAGAAGTTCGAGATTCCGTTCATGATGGACAACGGAGCCATCACACTCGGAACTCCTCTCGAAGTCGAGGAAGTTTATGTTGAGAAAAAGGCGCTGGAATTATTCCCGGGAGCAGATCCCCGGGAATTGATGGCAGCAATCCAGAAAAAACAGGACAGAACTATGGCAACTGAAAAAGAACTCGAAGCACAGATCACCGCGAAGGATGCCCGCATTAAGGAGCTCGAAGCGGCAGCACAGAAGCCCACGGTCGAGATCCCGAAGGAACTCGCGGAACTCCCGGGGCAGATCAAGGAACTGGCAGCAGTCCCCGGGCTCCTCAGGGAACTCGCGGCCCGTGTGGATGCCCTCGAAAAGGACGGCACCCCCGCCACCGGAGCAGGTGCAGCAAAGGAACTCGAAGCCCTCCCCGAATTCTACGTCCCTGTGGACCGGAAGAAGGGCATCGTAGGAGCGCAGTAACATGACAGCAACAACCCCGGTCGCATTTGACCCGAAACCGGAACGCCCGACCGCACCAACCCGGACGTTCAAAGTGGCATCGGCGGTACTGATAGGTCAGGGTGTCGCTTTTGCAGACAGCGGCGACAGCAACACCGTGGCACCTGCAACCCAGGCACTCGGAACATTCGTCGGCGTTGCCCTGAATTCGCAGGCAACCGTTGGCGGTGAAGTAACCGTCGCCCTTGATGGCAGTATCCTCACTGTCATGCTCGACACTGACAATGGCACCATCGACGCGGGCCACTGGCTCATGGTCGGGGCCGTTGCCGGGACGTTCGTTGAGTACGATCCCGCAATTGGAGGCCATGCGGCAACCCAGGACACGCAGTCAACCGCCCCAATCGGCAAGGCGCTGGAAGACTCCGTGGTTGGTGGATCAACCGTCGGGTCCAAAGTCGTGATCCTGATACAGACCAGCCCGCAGAAGGTAGCGAGCGCGTGAGGTGACAGAAAAATGACACAACTCTTAATCAAGGCTCTTGAGGCCGCAAACAAGTCCGACTCTGCTGAGCAGAAGAGGCTCCAGAACCAGATCGTCATCCGCGATCTCGCCGCTTTCGAGAGAGAGACCGGAACCCGGTACATGGTTGAGGGCGAAGATGGCAAGATCAAGCCCGCCCGTGAACTGCTCATCAGTGAGGATATCGCCAGCACCACCCTGATCCAGACCGAGATCAACCGGACGATCATGGACGGTGCACAGCCCGCCCGCTGTATGCGTGACGCAGTACCGATTATCCCCATGACCGGCAACTCCATGCAGATCAACATCGGGGATTCCGGCAGGTATGCCCCATTCGTTGGTGAGGGTGCCGAGTTCACCATCAAGAACCAGGACTACACCCCCCGCACCTGGACCGCAAAGAAGATCGGGGAGATCCCGCTCTGTACCAAGGAAATGGTGGACGACAGCCTGTTCGCAGTCGTTGAACAGGAAGTCAGGGCAGCCGGTGAGGCTTGTGAGAACACCCTCAACCAGTGGATGCTGCAGGTGCTTCTCGACAATGCCGGGAACGAGTACGATATCAACGCCGCTGTCGGTGTGCTCGGTGGCGCTGCCGCAATCCGTGAGTGCAAGGCACTCATCAAGGCTGACGGATTCCAGGCAGACCGGTTCATCTACCACCCGCAGGTTGAGACCTACATCTTCAAGGACTACACCCCGATTGCATACAACCCTGTCGCACAGGAACAGATGCGGACCGGGTTGCTCCCGATGATCCTCGGATGCCGCCCGTATGAGCTCGGAGTCGAACTCACCACCACGAGCAAGCCCGTAAAGTCCGCTTCCTACACATGGGGAGCCCCGGATAACGGGTACATCGGCATGTGTCTCTTCGACAGCCGCAAGGTCGGGTACATCGGCATGAGGCAGGACCTCTTTGTTGAGGACTACCGTGACCCGCTCCGCGATCTCGTGGGTGGAAAGGTTTCCATGCGTGTTGCCTGCCAGTACGGGCTTGCAAACGCAATCGGCCGTGTTGAATACGGCGGAGCGTAAGCCGGGGGCCTAATCCCCCATGCTTACCTCTGAAAACTGCGGCAAGTATCTCACTCGCACATACGAGCGGGATAAGAATGCGGGAGAGCTGGACAGCAGCAACCTCACCGCAGCCGAAATCTCCTTTTTGGAGATCCAGGATGGCGAAGGGCAAGCAAAGCATGATCTTGAAGTGATGCGGGAGAAAGCGGATGGCGTACTGCACGATTGCTGAAGTCAAACTGGAAACCGGGGCATCGCTCGGCACCATCACTGACGCAGACATCACCGCAAGGATTCTCCAGAGTGACAAGGAGATCGCCGGGAAGCTGAGGAAAAAGAACCTCGTCGCTCCGTCAGTCGCCACTGATGATCTGAAAACCGCATCAATCCATCTCACCGTTGCATGGGTCAAACGCCGGCAGTCTCACGAGCTCTCTCGACCCGGATCGCTCTCTCTTGGTGGAGATATCTCATTCAGCACCCAGCCAGAAACCGAGGCTGTGTCAGAAGAGGCAAAAGCAAACGAGGCGATTGAGGCATATATCGCTTCGGTTGGCGCTTCAGTGCCCCGCAGTGCCCGCATAAGATCGAGGTGCTCGTAATGCCATTCCCATCAGTTTTTCTGATCCACAGCGCAACACTTCACCAACGCCAGCAGAACTTTACCCTCCCTTATGATGGTGGTACCGCCGTGTTTCACGCGGGTGCAACGCTCACAGGCGCAACCAGTCACGCAACCGCGATTATCGTGAGCACTGGTGGTATAGCATCTGGCAGTTTACAGGTGCACACGGTTACCGGGACTTTCCTGAACGATGAACCTATCAGCGATAACGGAACGGTGCCAGGAGCAGCGGTTATTAACGGTGTTATCGCGGAGTACTTCGACACCAACGAGCAGTTGGTTTACTCCGATATCTCCCTCACCGTCTCATGTCGGTTTGTTGGCCCGCAGGAAACCATGCGGGTCGGAAGCAGGAATGTGCCGTACATTGTCAGTTCGCCCCGGGTAATTCTGCCGGCCGGTACTTCAGTTGCTGAATGCGATACCATTACAAGCGCCACATTGGGCTTTGCTGGCACGTTCCAGATCAACAGTGTGAAGCAGGTGTATGAGGCGGCGCAATCCGTTGTATCGCACATCTCATGCGAAATTGCAACAGCCGGGGCAACCGGCGGGGCCGGTGTAGATTGATGGACGAATCAGGGAGGTACGAACTCACCCGCGAAGATGTCAAACAGCTTGCTCTATCCGTTCAGGGTGTGCAAGACCTCAAAGCCGATGTGGCCGAAATTAAACGGCTACTCACCGAGGATAAGCGGAACTGTTCGGATTGCAAGAAGGAGATCTTCGTTGAATTAAACACCATCAAAACCCAACACGCAGAAGAGCGGGGGATGTCCATAGCCAGGACCAACATCGGGGTAATTGCATCCTCATCCATGGGTGTGATTGCGATCGCCTTTTCAATCTGGAACTCTCTCAGGGGAGGATCGTGATGGCCGGCGTATCGGGTGTAACCGGTATGGCGGATCTCTTGAAATCATTCAAGGATCTGACATCGCTGGCAGAGCGGAACAAAACCATTGCGATCAAACTTGTTGCAAACCAGTACAAGAACGACGTGCAAGCGGGAGCACCGTACTTAACCGGCACCCTCCGCCGCTCCATTCACGTTGAAATGGTTGATTCCAGTATGGCCCTTGTTGGTACTGATTTGCCGTATGCAAAACGGCAGGAATACGGGTTCATGGACAAGGACAAGCGGGGCCGGGTATACCATCAGAAGGCGCACCCATACTTCCGCCCCCCCATGGAAAACAACCAGGAACAGTATCAAAGAATGTACTTGGAGGCATTAGGCCGTGTCTGATCCGGTAACCCCAGATCCGGTTCTCGCAATGATTACCGCGCTCAAAGCAACCACAGCGGTAACGGCAATAGTCAGCACTCGCATTTACCGTACCGACGATGTCCCAGTAAACCCGACACCCCCGTACATCATCGTATCTGACGTTTCCGACATGGCAGCCGTTCAACTGGCAGATGCACGGGTTCAGTGCTCGTGTTTTGCCGCGTCGGACCGGGTAGCGTTCGGAATGTCAAACACGATCCGGAAAGAATGGCATCGCAAGAAGAACACCCTGCTCAAATCAGGGGTACGGTACGTATGGATTGCCAGCATCAGGGATGCCGGGAACCAGCCGGACCATAACGAAGAGGTTGCGCTGTATGCACATCACCGCGATCTCCTGATTAACTACGATTTCAGGTAGGAGAAACTACTATGGGAAACGATTCACCTAAAAGTTCAATCGGCATGATGATTCTGACTGATGGTCAGGTCTTCGGAGAAGTCGAAGAAGTCACCGAGCCGAAATTCAGTAAAGAAGGAAAGGAATACAAACAGCAGTACAGCCCGTCAAAAACCGTCGGGCGTGTCCCTGGATGGGGAAGCTGGGACGGTCTTAAGTTCAAGATCACTTATACCGGCAATGCCGCACAGCGGGCGCTCCTGACCGACGCTAAGGCCGGTACAAAGCGGCTATGGCAGGTTATCATGCCCCCGGAGTTCGTAGCCGCTGACGGCACCTATGACGGGTTCCAGTTCACGGGGTTCATCTCTGACGTTGAACCAACAGCAGACGGCGACGGAATTGTGTACCGCTCGATCACGGTATCCGTTGACGGGGATGTCACTGTGCTGACCACCAGGGCCGCCGGGCTCACCACAGGGTTCCTCGCGGTTGCGGATGACGAGAGCCACGCACTCGCACTTTCACCAACAGCAGCGGCGGATAAGTACTACTACACCTGCGAGGCGTACCACTCCTCGGATGAAAGTCTAAACTCAAATACCGTCACCGTCACCCCAACCGCCACCGTCGGCACTATCCGCGTGAACGGTACGGTCGTGGCGTCCGGCGCTGCGTCCGGCGCTATCACCATCGGGCAGAACAGCGGCGACAAGACCATGATCTCCGTTGTCGTGTCGGAGACCGGCAAGATCCCGGCAATCTACTTCATCGAAGTGACAATGGGTATCTCAGCGTACGCCTAAGGTGACCCCCGATGACCGGACAGAAACGACAGGAAATTGAGATCGGAGGGAAAAGGCATCATCTCCTTTTCTCGTATAACATGCTCTGCATGGTAGAGGAGCAGGGCGGTACAAAGGAACTGCTCAGCGCCGATATCGGAGCGAAGAACTTCACCGGCGCCCGGGCGATCCTTTGGGCGGCTATCAATGCAGCAAAGGCCGAAAGTGTCACCATCGAAGAAGCCGGGGATCTCTGCGAGAAATACGCCGATGAGCACGGCGGGATTGAGCCACTTGCAAAGAAGATTAATGAAATGCTCGGAGCGGCAAACCTCGTGGGAACCACCGTAAAAAACCCGGAAGCGGCCCCCGTACAGAAGAAGCGGGGAGCCTCGGAGACCTGATCGAGAATCACCGCACGCTCGCATATGGCATCGGCAACCTTGCCCCGGAAGAGTTCGGAGATCTCGCACCGTGGGAATTTGTCCCGTATATCAAAGTCAAAATCGAACGGGAAAAAGAGCGGATAATTATGGAGAATGAACGGTTTGGATTAATCGCAGCGACGATAATCAATTCAAGCCCGTACCGGAAAAAGGGATCAAAACCAGTAAAACCCGGTGATTTCTTCGTGCAAAAATCCCCTGAAAAGAAGAAAGGATCCACATTGAACCAGTTGTATGACAAGATGCGGTCAATTTGCGGTATGATGGGGGGATATAACCGTGGTGTTTGAAGGGTTTGCAAAGGGGCTGTCGTTCGCAATTACCGGCGACATCACAGGGCTCGTAAAAGCCGTAGGACAAGCCGAACTCGAACTTGCAAAAGTCGATAAGGCGTTTGCCACTGGACAGAAGGCAATCGAAAATTACGGCGCCAAAATGACATCGATGGGAAAGGATCTGTCGATGTCAGTCACCGCTCCGATCCTCGCTGTTGGCACGGCATCCGTATATGTCGCCGCTGAGTTCGATGATTCGATGCGGCAGGTCCAGGCTACATCAGGAGCAACCGGTGCGGAGTTCGACGCACTACGGGAACAGGCCAGACAACTCGGTGCTGATACGGCATTCTCGGCAACTGAAGCGGCGGAAGGCATGAACTACCTCGCAGCCGCTGGGTTCGATGCC